CTCTATTTGTTCAAGTACATAAAAGAAATTCTCTTTTGATTCTCTCATATACTCAATAATATCTTTTTGATTTTCCAATAACTTATTTAGGTTATCTTGCGTTGACTCATTTATTGCAACCAATGTACCATCAGCAAGAACATAATGCAATTTATTATCAACAATTCTATCAATCTTATTTAAAGAGCGAATCTTATGAACAACTGGATCAACAGTAAAAATATTAGAAGAAGCGAGTTCTAGATATGATTCTATTAATGTGTCAGTAACTTTAATATTGTGATGTTCTTTAATAATACTGGCAACTGTGTTTTCTGAAATTTCTTGGTACGTATCTTTAGCGATTGATTCAGCCAGTTTTTGTTTTTCTTGTATTTGTTTATTGTGTTGTTTCGCTTCTTCTAACGCTTTATAGCCAGAAGTATTTTTTAAAGAAGTAATAAACTCTTTAAAGTACATTTTATTTTTTGTTTAATTTAGAAAGAGTTAAACCAAGACGAGCACGCTTACCTGCTTTGCCAGAATCATGTTTATGTTTTTCCATGTACTCATGAGTAGACATACCAGCACGTTTTGCCGCTGCAGTTTCTGCTCCTGGTTTTTTAATTGCACCAGCAATCCAGTTCTTTTCGGAAATATCAAACGCTTCATCAAAACGCTTTGACGATTCAGAAGAAGATAACAGTTTCCCACGATTTTCTAATTCTGATTTTACATGTTTTTTATATTTGTGTTCTGAACCAGAATATCCAAGATTCCAATGATGTGCTGCTTGAAGATGTTTAGTTGGAACTTTTGCGATTCGTTTTTTTGCTTCATCATCTGTATCTGCTGAAGCAATATGTTCAGCATGCTTAGAAGTAGCATCTACGTCAGTCGCTTCATAAATGTTGTGTTCTTCGCTTACTGCTTGTTGAGTAAACATATTCTGCGCAACATTAGTGCGTAATGCATCAATACCAGCAGAAACTCTTTCTGCCATTGCTGCATTAAAAGCAGTTTCAGTTTCAACTGCGTCTTTATTGATAATCGCTTGTACTAAATCGAAAGTTGTACTCATCATATTCTCCTTATTGTGGTTTACCTTGACCCATCGGCAAAGGAGCATCAGCTACTGGAGCCTCAGCCGATTGTGGTGCATATTTTTGTAGATAATTCTGTTGCGCAGCTTGAGCAGCACCAGCAACAACGCCATCGCGTTCTGCATTATCCATATGATATTCTTCTTCTGAATCCATTTCTTGTTGCATTTCTTCAATCTCATCTTCTGTAAGTTGAAGAACATTTCTACGAACCCAGTCCATAGAATAAAATTTACCAAGATATGGTTCAATTTGTTGTAAAACAGCAAGACGTTGAGTTAAAACTTCAGCATCTTTTAATTCAGCATAGTGATTATCTTCTATGTAGTTATAACGAATGTCTTGTGCAATTGGATCCCATTCTTCAGGGCGAATAATATTCTTAGCAATTAACTGAACACGAAGAGTTTCAGTGAATAATGTTGCAAATTTATTGCGAATTCTAACAATGAATTTATTAAACTTAACTTCATCGCGACTAATTTCTTGAGAACGACCGATACTAAAACCATCTTGCTCTTGCATGCGACCAATCGGCACATTCAATGCATGGTATAATTTCTTTTGGAAGTATTCGATATCTTCGATCTGGCCAAGATTTTGACCACCTGGAAGTGTAGTAATTTCAGTACCTTTACCACCCTCGCGACGAGGCATCCAGAAATCTTCCATCATTGACAGATGGCGACGATCATTTCGTGTTTCGCCAGTGTCAGCATCATAAACAATCTTATTACGAAACTTGTTCATAATATCGTTTACGTACTGTTCGGCTTTTACTTTAGGTAGGTTACCCACGTCAACATAAAATATTCTACGTTCAGGGGCACGACTAATACGGTAGATGACCATTGAGTCTTCTAACATCTTTAACTGATTAACTGGTTTAATTGCCTTATGTAAATAAGACATCATCATTCCAGTATTTGCGTCCATGTATCCTGATGGAACAAAGACGACTGAATCTAGTGACAGTTTTACACCTTGAGTTGTCTGCTCAGTAATACCTTTGTCATTATACAAGTAAAATTCTTCAACTTGTTTAACAACTTCAACTCCCTGTGGAGTTCTTTCTTTAATTACGTTTTTAATTTTACGGATCTTACGTGGATCAATATAACGTAATTCTTGAATACCAGCTTTTAAATTAGCTTCATCTAAAAGAATATGGTAATAAATTCTTCCATCAATATACCAAGAACGAAAAATATCATGACCTTTTTCTTGGAATTTTAATAATTTTAAAATATGATTAAATTCATCACGAATAGTTTTTTTAATTTTTTCAGATAATTCAACATCATCTAAATTAATTGAAATTGTTTGATCTTCTTCATCATAAACAATTACTTCAGAAACAATATCTTCAATGGCATTATCACAATCACTATATTGAGAAACTTCACGGTAACGTCTAATTAAGTCGTTTTCGTTCTTGATGACACCATCAAGATCCATGACCATACCGTAATACCCACCAGCATTAACACCAGTGTTTATTACGGTCGATCCATCAGAAGGAGAAGGGGATACTATCGTATCCACTTCGCTCTGTTTTTTACGTAAAATCTCGAAGCCAAATAGCTGCATTATATAAAACCTTCAGTTAAAATTAAACTGGGAAAGTGCCTAGTGGTGTATTAATAGCCACAGAAGCACCAAATCCAGCTTGAGCACCAGTGTCAGAAGTGAAGTAGTTGTATTGGAACTCTACATCAAACTGTTCAATAGCGTTTTGTTGTTCGTAATCCAAACCAATTGCAGAAATGCTAGTTGGGAATGCATCAATGAAACGATATGTTTTAATGATTGCGCCAGAACGATCTAATTGATAAACAGCCAAGTCAACTTGATAGTCAACTGGATTAACACGACCATCAGTAGTGTCGTAATTTTGAATACCAGATTGCCATTGTTCAAGAGCATTACGAATACCAAAAGAAGTATCGTTATAAACAGTAACAGTCCATGGTTGGAATGTACGTTCACCAGCAAAGTTTACTGGACGACCTTTATATAGTAGACCGATGTTCTCAATAGTAGAAGCTGGTAATTGAGCAGCTTTACATAGAAACTGTGCTCTTTGACCAGCAACTGGACCCAAAGTTACAAACGATGGGAATGTTAGTTGTACGTAGAATTGATTAGGGCGAGCACCGCCACCAATCATCTGGGCTTTAAAATCAGCAATATTTGCCATTTAATTCTCCTTGTTATTCTTCTTTTCTTTATTTATCTGATTAACCGCCAGCCAATTCAGTGAAACTTACTGAAGAGCGAGCAGCAACAAAGTTCAGAGTAATAAAGTTAATAGAACGATTTGGCTTGATGTAAATATCACCAACGAATTGATTTGCATCAATAACATCAGGAGTATTATTAGTGCTGTTACATACAACCAAGAAGTCAGTAATACCACGACGACCTTGTACAGTGCGTAAGAATGGAGTTACTAGGTTGTTGAACTGAGCCTGTGTAAAGCTGTCGTTGAATTCAAACAACTGGAACTTAGCAGCAGTCGCAATTGATTTCTCAAGAACGATAAACAGACGACGCACGTTAATACGATCGAATGCAGATGGTTTAGCCAATAGAGTCTTATCGCCAAACAGAACAGTACCTTCGCCTGGGAAAGTAACAACTGGGTTAATACCAGCAGCGTATAGAACATCGCGATCTGCTTGAGTTGGGTTAACTGCAAGTTTAACTACGTTCTTAATTTGACCACGATTTAAACCAGCTGGTGAGAACCATGGGTCATTAGTATGATCAGTACGAGCACATAAACCAGCTACGTCGCCATTTAATGGAACGAAACGATATTTGTCATTGTAACGATCATATTGATATTTCCAACCAGAATCCATTACAGCGTATGAAGTGCTTGGTAGATTATTACGGTAAGTAGTCATAGCAGTAGTTGCTGTAGAACCAGAACCGATAATTGGTGTGCCATCAGCATTCTGTGGTGAGCAGAATACAACACAGTCTAAACGAACTTCAGCAATGTTATTGATAACATATGTTGCTACATTTGAAGAAACAGCACCTAGTGGGCATAGATTAATGTCATAAGAAGTATCATCTAAGAATAATGCCCAGCCATTTTCTAACATAGAATCAGTTAGAGTATAATCATCAACACCACCTGACAACTGTAATGTTAATGCGCTTCCAGCTGGAACGAATGTAGTATTATGAGCAGTATTACCCCAGTTTGTTCCAACTGATGGGTGATCCATCCACCATACGTAATTTGATTTTGAATTAATTACATTTACATAATATTCATTAGTACCATCAGAACCAACAGCATCAGATGCCTTAGACATAAATGCAAATGTTTCTAATATAGTTCCTGGTTGGCCAGTCCATAAACCTAATGAGTCAATAACAACAGCATGCAATTCATCTAGAGAACCACCAACACCAGCAGCATAAGAAGAAGTGCTTGGTGCAACTGGGAAACTAGAAGCGTATTGCCATCCAGTAAAAGATGAAGAGTCAACTATTTGAACTTCGATAGAGTTACCTAATGAACCTGGATACTTAGCAGCAAAAGGACCATAAGTTCCTTGGCCAGTAGAAAAATTTTGTAGATAAACACTGTTGTTATTAATCTTAACACCAGATTCAGTAGCAGTTGCTGTGATTGTAGCACCAGTGCCACCACCACCATTAACTGTAATAACAGGGTTAGAAGTATAACCAGATCCTGGATTTGTAATAGTTACAGTTGCAATACCAGAACCAGAAATAGAAACAGTACCAACAATCGCACCAGTACCTGCGCCAGTAATTGTAGCAGTTGGAGCAGATGTGTAACCAGTACCACCATTAGTAACTGTAATACCAGTGATAACACCGCCAGATACTACAACAGTACCAGTAGCTTGAGTTCCACCAGGCACTTGAGGGTTAGAGAATGATACTGTTGGAGTTCCAGTATAACCAGTACCACCATTAGAAATTGTTACAGCAGTAACTGAACCACCTGTTAAAGTACAAGTAGCAGTAGCCTGAATACCACCAGTAATATTTGGAGCAGCAATATTAATTGTTGGGACAGAAGTATAACCAGACCCTGTTGCAGTTTTAGTTAAAGATACTACTGATCCAGATTGTGTAGCAACAGCATTACGTTGACCAGCTGTATCGGCACGAACTACCAACATTGCGTTGGTATATGCTAGGAAGTTTGCAGCAGTAAAGAAAGATGTGCAGTTTAAATCGTTTGGTTGACCGAAACGATTTACTAGATCATTTTCAGAAACAACTGAAGTTGGGGACATAACTGGACCCCACTGGAATGCACCGACAAACGCACCGACAGAACTAGATACTGAAGGAACGATTGCTGAGAAATCTTTTTCTACGACTGCAACGCCTGGAGATAATTGGAAAGGCATTGTAATTCTCCTTGTTTAATAAGTTTTACTTTAGACAGAAATTCGTGTCTACCATTTATTTAGTTTTTATTGGTTTTCTCAAAAGTTCAATGGGTCAGCATCGCCTTTTCCATCGTCATAAAATCCAAAAGGAGTTAGTTCATCTTCAATCGCTTGAATCTGTTTCTTGTACATAATCTCTCTAAGGTTTATGTTATTTAGGTCTTTAAAATACGGCTGTGTTGTAAGCCAGCCGAACAAAACCAAAGGCATAACCAAGTCATCATGATAACCTTCGTCAGCTTCATACGATCCTTTTTTCTCAATAAATGTCGAGATTTCAGAAATCGTGTCAGCATCATTGATAAGAAGTTTGTTTTCTTCAACTAATGCTTTAAAGTTATGACAACCAATTCGTTTTACTTTCTTATCAGTGTTAACACCCAACTGGGTTTTACCACCACCAAATCCACCGCCAACATACTGACCCTGATTGTGGCGATTAACGAATAAAATGTTTTCATATTCTAATTCATTGTAAATAATATGAGCAACCTGCTCGCTGGCATTAATCTCAACTAAAAGATATGCCTGATTATATTCTTCACCAATTTTATACAATATATTTGGATACAACAATGGACTAATCTCATTGTTTCTATATTTTGCAACAACACGATATGGTACTTCTGTAATATCAATTACTTGGAATGCAGAATAGTCTCCACCAACACCCTTCGCAACGTCGGCAATAATACAATATGTATGTCCAGCCTGTGGTCTTGCGTATACATCCAATCCATCTTTCTGATAGATTCGAACATCGATCGGCATCCTTGCGATAACATCAGCGGAGATTAGAGTTAGAGACGAACCAAGGAATTTACATGCAACTTCTTGGTTGTATTTTAATTCACCAAGCATTGCCTTTTGTTCAGCTGCCCATTTTTCATCACGACCTGGAATTTCCCAATAAGGAATAAACAATGGAGTAAAACCATTACGTCCATTTTCAGCATCAGTCCAGAATTTCCAGAAATGATTGTAACCAAGAGGAGTTGAACTTAAAAGAATCTTAGTTGTTTGACCAGCAGAAATAGTAGGGTAAACAGAAGTGAAGAATTCTTCAGCCACATTGTTTGGAATAATCGCTGCTTCGTCAACATAAAGCATGTTAACAGATTTACCACGAATACCAGATTTACCAGTTGCAGCGGTAAATACTTTTGAACCATTTTCTAATTCGATGTCGCCTTTGTTCCAACCAGTAACACCCATCTGCATCCATGCGGGAAGTTGTTCGTACATTGTTTGATAACGATCTAAAACTTCACGAGCAGCTGTTGCTTTGTTGGCAAGAATAGCAACTGTTTTACTTTCTTGGAACAATGTATACCAAAGAATATACGCAGCTGACGTAGTTGTTTTACCCTGTTGACGACCTTCCATCAGGATAACACGGCGATTATTATGAATTACATTTAATTTATTTTTCTGACAGTCATAAAGTTTAAACAACTGAAGACCATGGTCCAGCGTAACAATATAACAGTAATGCTCAATAAAGTAAATATAATCTTGAGCACACTTTATGTACTCTTGAACATTTTCTGGAGTAAAATCAATTTGTACTCCTGCAGATTTTAAGTTCGAATTCGAATTATATACTTCAGCCAATTATAACCCCTGACCAGACCATTGTTCAGATGTTACTGTTGCTGTTGTAGAATCGCCTTGAGCAACGTAAACTGTATGTGTTCCTGTTATCTCAGACTCACCGATGTTAGCATTAACCTGAGTAATAATACCTTGATTGCTAATAGCGCCATACAGATTCATTTTCATTTCAAAATTTAAAGTATGGGTAACATAACGTCTATCTTGAAAGTTGCCATCAAACTCATCAACAACTTGAACTCCATTTAAAATAATTGGAACATCCATTGTGATTCCCATCTCAGGAACCATGTTAACTTGCAATGTATATTCAGGTGTAAAAATAGGAAGAATTTGTTCAATAATTTGAAGACCATCTTCTTGAGTTTTAGTAATAATGTATAAAGATATATCTAAATTATATGGAACTGGAGTATAAACTGTTGGTGTTGTTGATGCGCCAGAAGTTTTAATCTGAGTCATTTTTCCAAGTTTACGATTAGAGTCGTATTGATATCCATTAATTTCAAATGACATTCTTGGAAGAGTGACCATTACTAAATTATTTTCAATATCTGGTGCCTGTTCAACACGAACCAACCACTTTTCTTTTGGTGCATAAGAAATTGGTATTTGTAATCGTTCTATTACTGGACCATTAACAGAATCTCCCTGTCTACGATCGATATAGATGTCGCTAAACAATCTACCAAAAGCAACAATTGCTTTTCTAATCGAACCATGATAATAAACTTGTCCGCTTAACATTATTGTATTTCTCCAAAGGGATTATTTTCATCGAAGTTAAGCACAGGAGATGCCGCAGTTTTAAAAGTATTATTTTCCCCAAACCCATCAGAATCAATATTAATTTCAACATCAGCCGTTGCAGTTGCACCTGTTCCAGTTGGATCCGTTATATTAATAACAGGTGGTTGTTGATATCCAGTTCCTGAATTCGTAACAGTAATTGTTTGAATTGCACCATTAACAACTGTTGCTGTAGCAACAGCCCCACGACCAGATGTACTTGTAAAAGTTATGGATGGAGTAGTGTAATTAGAACCACCATTAGTTACTGTAACTGCCACAACACCACCACTGCCATTTCTAGTAACATTGGTATTGAAAGTTTTAAGAGTTTCAAACGCATCAATTTCTTCAACTCCAGTATCAAGGAACTCAGAAGCATATTGAAACAATTCTATTTGCAATTTATACACATAAAGTTTACCCAATTGATAAAATGGATCTTGATGTTGAACAAATTTAATCTCAAACAATCCACCAGATAGTGGGAAATAAATTAAGTCGCCTTCATTTGGTCTTGTTGGGATATTAGTAACATTATAACGACCAATAAATTGTTGCCAACGTCTGCGAGAAACAACAAGAGTTGCTGATTGCTCAACAGTCAATCCAAACTTTTGTATAAATGCTCCCTGCCCACCAAATGAATCAACATTTTCAAAATACATTTCGATAGGAAATGCTGTTTTAAATTGAGAAAGTCGATCTTCTCCAAGAACATTATCTAAAGAAACAAGAGTTCTTGGAATGTAGAAAACCTCATTACCATAAATCTTTAATGATTCAATGATAATATCTTCAATAAGTTCTTGCTCACCACGAGTTCCTTGGGTGAAGTATGTGTTTATTGTTGCCATATTAGCCCATGAAGAATTCTAATGGAGCCGATTTATTTTGTAATTCGTCTTGTAGTTCTCTAATTTCTTCCATGGCTTCAGCGTATAACTTATCGCCGTCAAGTGTTACACCACCTGGAAGTTGTAAACCAGAGAATTTCTTAATGTTGGTTGCCCATTGGCGTTTGAATACTGCAACACCATAACGCTTAATCCAGTTCTCATTCCAAATATTTGACCATTTGTTTGGATCCATAATACCATATCCTTGGATCAAAACATATTGACCAAAAGATAAATCTGTTTGCCAGTTAACATCTAGATACAAACGATTTTGTAATCTATTAAAACGATAAAGGTCGTGACCATTTAATTCAAAATCTAATAAATCTAGATGGTTCATAACAGTATTGTAATAAACAATAGATGTAGAAGTTAAATCATAAAGGTCATTCAAACGCAATTGATATTGAAGGTCAAAAATATTTTTTGAAGAAGAAGCCTGACCAATACTATAAACTTTTGTAATACCGTAAATGTTATCTGGAATATCAATATAACGATTATCATATTGTCCATAAACAACTGGAGTTGTTGATGATAGTGTTGCAGTAACAACTTGTCCAGCAGCAGGTTGTGGTGCGCCAGGAGCAGCATACTGATTAGTAATTGTTTCTCCAGGTAAAAACCCACCAAATTGAGCAGGAGTGCTTCCATATGTTACATCTGGTTTTGCTGGATCAAATGGTTTACCTGAATAATAAGTTGTATCGACAACACCACTATTATTATTCCCAGTCATTGATGGAGCATTAACACCAGCAAAGTTTTTAACTAAAAGTATATTACCATTAGAGGTTCTTACTGTTTCTTCTGTAACCGTACATGTTGCTCTAGAAGTTAAACCAGTAATTGTATCGCCAATCTGAAAATTTTGAGCATTATTTGTTGTTAATATCATTGTTGATGCGCTAATAGCTTGAGCAATATAAAGCTGCTCAATACCATCATAATGATACAACTGCCAATAATCTAATACTTCATCGATACGATCTTCGATCTGATCGTCATCTACGTTAATTTCTAATACAGGTGCTCCAAGAGTTCTAAGGCAATACCACTTAAATTCTTCTCTAGTTGTTGGAATAGCCATTTGTTATACCTTAGACAGTAATTAATGTTGCTGCGCCTTTTATGGCACTATTACCAGAAGAAACAGTTGCATATATTGTCAATGCTCCTGTTGCAATAGAAGCAGTGAATGTTGTATTAGTTGCTGCAGTTTGAATTTCTGTTGCGTCTGCGTAGTTTTCTGATAGAGTTACGTTTGTTCCATCATGAACAAACATTAATGTTGAAATTCTATACGCAGAACCATTAACAGTTTGTATTTTGAATTCTCCAGATCTATATAAAGAAGTTGGGAACGTATATATTGCGTTTGGTGTAATGCCAGAAGTAGTTAAACTGAATGCATCATGAACAACCCAATCTTGATGATTAAATGCTTTACCTTTATATGTTCCGTATGCGGTTCCAACAAAATCTCCTGATCCATTTTCAGAACCAGTTTTGTAAAATTCTAAATTATTTTCGTCGTTTGAGAAAATTAATGCTGCGTTTTGATCACCACTATTATAGTAGTGCATACGAATACCAATATCTTTACCATCATTAGTAGACCATGTTCCACCAACACCACCAGTAGGTGCATGCAATTCAATCATGTTGTCTGTATAGACAGTATTATTACCAGTAACATAAGTTGTAGCGCCATTTACTGTTAATGTTCCAGCAACAATCATGTTATTGTTAACAGTTGTTGTTCCGCTACCAGCACCAAGAGAAACTGTAGTTGCAGCACCACCAATATTTAAAGTAGTTGCAACTGTATTAAATACGTTTTGAGTAGTTTGCGTTCCAAGAACAGTGCCAGTCGCTTCTAAGAAACGAGAGTAATTCATACCAGCAACTTTTAACGCAGCATTACCAGCAGAGTTTTTAGCAAAAAATTCTAATTCGCCATTAGATGCCCCAGCAGAAGTTTCTGCTCTAATGTATGTATATTTGTCAACTGAAGATACACCACCAAGAGAAGACCATGCGCCAGAAGAATATCCTTCAAACGAAACCTGATCGCTGTTATAGCGAATCATACCAGTGGCTGGAACCCAAGGTCTTTGAGCAGTTCCACCGACGGGAACTTGCAGATAACCAAAAGTTGTAATAGAACTAATACTACCGACAGTTGGTGTTGTTCCACCAGTAACTGTAACAGTAATACTTGTTGACGAAACAATGCTGGCAACTACTACGCTAGTAGGTGTTCCACCGAAAAGAGAACCAGTACCAGCAGCTGCAGTAATATTCTGTCCTGGCATAATACCAGTTGTTGATGAAATACCAGTAATTGTTACAGTCCATGGACCAGAACCAGTTATACCAAGAGATCCGATTGTTCCGCTACCATAACTTCCATTTGACATAGTCAATGTAGTTAAACCAGCAATATCTGTGCCTGTGTTACCAAGAGCAACAGATGTTGAACCAAATGTAACCTGACCAGTTGCCCATGTTGGAGCATAACCAGCGCCAGCTGATTTTAAGAACGTACCTGCTGCACCAGCAGTAATGAAAGTAGTTGTACTCACGTCCTGTTGAATTACCAACTGACCAGCAGAACCACCTTGAATGTTTGTGGCAGTAACAGCGTTAGTTGCGGAACCAGCAGAAATAGAAGATGAAGAAACCCATGTCGGTGCGCCAATACCACCAGAAACTAAAATTTGACCAGAAGTACCAGAAGCAGTAAGAGCAAGACCAGAAGCAGTAGAATACGCAACAGAACCAGCATTGGCAGTAAGGTTTGAACCAGTACCACCATATGCCAATGCAACTGGGCTACCCTGCCAGTATGAACCAGTACTAAATGTTTTGTTTAATGCTGTCTGAGTTGCGTTTGCGCTAAGAATAGGATTACCACCAGCAGTAGTACCATCGTGTAAACGCAACACATTTAATGTTGAGTCTACAGATAATTCACCTGCAGCTCCAGTGAATGCGTTATTCTGGGTAGTTGTACCTCTTCTAAATTGTACTTGTGATGACATGGTATTCCTCTAATTTGTATATTTATGCTTGCGCTTCTGACCAGAATAAGTTTACGATTGGGTTTGCTGTAGTAGAACTGTTATTCTTAATCACAACCGCCAAGACGTCTGGACCGTCTGGGAAGTTACTATACCCACCAATTACTGAGTTACCAAATTCTTTCAAGTTTGATAAGTCAATAGAAGCGAAACCTCCTGGTTGACCCAGAGTACCGAAAATCTGTTCTCCTGGAGTAGCAGCAGTATTTACACTTGTTGAAATTTGGGCAAACGAAGGTTGAGAACCTAAACCAACTGTATTTACGTTTGTCCATGTTAGTGCTGATGCATCGATGTTACCTGGATTCAAAATACCCTGAACCTGAACAGATTGGTCAGATTGAATCTGTAGCTGTTGTAGTAATAACTGCGCACGATTTACTAGATCTCTATCGCCGAATGCGCCAGCGATTGAGTTTGATACTGAAGGAGCAAGACGGAGGAAGAACGCAGTTTGCGAAGTTCCGCTTGCCAATCCACTAATCTGTTGTTGATAATTAAAGTAGTAACCACGATCGTTATCAAAACGACCATCAGTAATATAAGAAGAACCCCAGTGGTTAACAATTGGAGATGTTGTGCATGAAACTAAAATTACTGCGTTATATCCATTACCAACAGCATGAGATGCTGCTGCCCCACCAGTAAATGTTTTATTAGATCCACCAATAAACATTGTCATTGATGCGCCACGGGTTAAACCAGTTAAATTATTACCAGAAACGCCAGTATAATTAATCAATTCATTTTCAACCAGAACAGTACCACCAGTTGTTGGGAATCTTGATGTGTCGTTTAATGTCATTGTAGTATCAGAAGAAGTCATACTTGCCATTAGACGATCTGAAGCTGATTGATTAATCGCCTGATAACGAGCAACCATGTTACCAGAACGCATGTAAGCAGCATCGTTTACGTTATTCTGTTTCATACGATGTACAAGAATCATGTTACCATCTGAACCACGACACATAAAGTCAATAAAACCAGCACCATACCATGACCAGCTAATACCTAACATCTGCATTTTATTCACTGCAAGATTATAACCAGAGATACCAGTTCCGTCAATTTTATCAAAGTTGAATTGAGATTGTGGATAACGAGTATCAATGGTCAAAGACATCTTGATAAGACTTGATGCATTAATACCACGATATGATGGGTTAACTGTCATCGCAGTATCGCTGGTAATTGTATTAATCTTATAAGACATACCACGAATAACTACGTTGTCACCAACTTTTAATTGTTGAGTAAAACGAGTAGAAGTACCAGTTACTACCTGAGAACCTGGAGTAACAGAAACGAACCCTGATGTTTGGAAAACAGAGGCACGTTTTACGACTGCTAATTCGCGACCATCATATTCCCAGAACAATCCATTTTGATCATCGAATGTTCCGCAACGAGTAGTTGCGCCATGCCAGTTAGTAACTGTAACACGAGGTAAGTTTGTTAATACTGAAGATGCAGAACCAAGAGCAGTAGTTGCAGATACAGTAAATGTATTTTCGTTAACAATTGAAGCGACGCCATATGTGCCGTTGTATCCGTTTGTAACAACACCTGAAATTGTAACAGTTGCACCAGCCTGAACGCCATGGTCAACTTCAGTAGTAACAGTAATTACTGAACCGACTGTTGTTCCATTTGCAGAAATTTGGTCAAGGTTGAGAACTGGGTTAAACAAAACACCAGAAGTCCACATAATACCCTTACCAGATTGGTAACGAATATATTTTTTAGTTTGACGAGAGATAGATGCGCCATGTGCAGGAACGAATGTTCCCAAGTTAATACCACCATCAAATGGTCTGTGTTGAACGAACGCATCAGAACGAACGTGAGAAGTAATTGAGATACCAGAGTTTTGTACAGCACCACCAACCTGAGCAGTAAATGTAAAGATATTTGGTGATGTTACTGTTTCAGCATAGAAGTTACCTTGCATGTAAACATGGTTAGTTCCGCTTGATTGAACAGTATTAATTAGTGGAGTTCCTGGAACAATACCATGATTGGCAGAACATGTTACAGTAATCTTAGATGGAGAATTACCATCTGATGTTACAGATGCAATTGGAATTTGTGAACCAGCGTAGAAACCACCTTTACGAACATAAGTTGATGCCTGATAAACAGAAAGTCCAGAAGTTCCAACAATACCTTTAGCGTAGTAAGTAAATGTAGTTGTAGTTGGAACAGAGATAACAACGAATGATCCTTCAGCACGAGCATAGTTAGATGCACCAGTTAAACCGAACACAACGATAGGATTGCCAGCGGATAAACCATGAGCCTGAGAACATGTTACTGTCATAACAGATGGGTTACCACCATCTGATGTAATATTAGTTGCAAACAAGTCAAGACCTGGACGTTCAAAGATACCAGGAATCAATCTGTTATCTGAATAGTTTTGCCACTTTGTTGGTTGAAGACCATATTCAAAGTCAGCGTCAATCATCGCCTGTGGTTCAGCAACACGCTGACGTTCAATGGCATCAACACCAAAGAAATAAGGGCGAACAATGTTACCAATGTTTTTAGGAGCATCAGTATAAATCGCAATTTTATCTGACGACAACATTGCTGATGTGTCACACGCAAGAGTAACTAAAGTTGTTCCTAATTGCTCAGAAGTTTGTGTTGCGAATGTATAACCATATCCGCTTGGTTGCGGAGTAAATGTAGTATCTGCTGCGTTATAGACAGCAGTACCATTCTTAGTTGGATCTCCGATAGCATAGATGTTTGTCTGCGCTGTTTTATTCGCAATAATTAATAATTGTGTAAGATCAACTTTACCAGGAAATAGTACGGTTCCTTGTCCAGGAACACCTGGAGTAAATATGTATTTTTCAATTAACTGACGTGCCATTGTATATCCTTAGAATCCAAAAATAATAGAATAACCAAGATAGTCGGATTTGACTGATTGGTCGATGTTGTTTAACGAAATAATACCAGTAAAACTTAGAACACCCAAGTCATAAATGGTACTTGCTATTGACGTAATTGAACCTTCGTCTTCATGAACAGTTACGTTTGAGTCATATACATATCCCATATCATATTGAGATGATGCGAAAACAGCGGAGGCGACAACAGCGTTAGATGCTGCGTTTACCCAATTAGATCCAGTATAAGTTAAAACCTGCTGTACCTGAGGACTACTTATATTTACATCGGTAAGAGTTGCTAAAGTGCCAGCTGGTGGATTTGTCCATGTTAAACCAGAAGGTCCACGAGCAAGATAATTACCAGAAGAACCAGTACTACCATTAATTGAAATTAATGTGGTTGAATCTAACGATATCGTACCATTTAAACTTGGCGACGATATTGTTTTATTTGTAAGGGTTTGTGTACCTGTTAGTGTGGCGTATGCCGACAGGTCAATGTTCGCAGAAAACGAACTTATTGAATTTGAAGAATTTAAATAATACAGTTTGCCGTCAGCATAATTTAATGCTAATTCACCGTATTGTAAATCTGTCGGTTGCGGAACTTTACTCGCAACTGATGATTTTTTGAGTAGAAATTTATTACTCATTCATCTTCCTAAAAAGGTTAAAGAAGGGATAAAAATCCCTTCTGTATTATATAACTACTTAGTAAGTTCCACCATCAATGGTAAAACCACTTAATGTGCTAGTTGTTGCGCCAGAACCAGTAATGTTAGTGCCAACATAAATTTGACCAGCAACACCAAGACCACCAGACATTACAACACCAGCAGAACTAGTAGAAGATGCATCAGTAGCATTAGTAAAAGTTACTAGACCAGAAGCAGAAACAGTAGTACCACTGAAACTAGAAGAAGTAATAGTCTTATTGCTTAATGTTTCAGAGTTACTTAAAGTAGCAAGAGTACCAGATGTTGGTAGAGTTACGCTAGTAGCACCAGTTACTGTTAAACCTAAAGAGTATGCGCCAGTAGTAGTGAAAGAACCAGCAGTAGAAATATTACCACCAAGAGTGATAGTATTAGATCCGTTGTTAACACCAGTACCACCGTATGTTCCACCAATAACACCAGCCTGCCAAGTACCAGTAGTAACTGTACCAAGAGTAGTAATGCTATTCTGACCAACATATGTTGATTTGATTTGCAGGTTACCAGCGTTAATTGATAATGTTGTATTATCTACGTTTACTGATAAAGTATTACCAGACTTAGATAAACCAGAACCAGCAGTAATTTCACCAGCACCAGAGAACTGAACAAATACGATTGGGTTAGTATCAACAACTAAAGTTGGTACATCGTTTACTGCTTCAGTTACAACGTAACCATTGTTTGCGTTAATTGTACCTTGTTCAACGAATACGAAAGCACCAGCAGTAACAGTACCATTGTAGTTGTTAGATGTTGTACCATCAAAGTCAGTTGATCGAGTTAATACCCAGTTAGTTGAAGCAGAACCATTGCTAGTAACAACATAGATACCGTTATCAGCTTGGGTTGTTTGATCTTTAACAAGGATACGATCACCATTAACTACAGGAACAGAGTCGATAGTCAACACTACCTGTGTGCTATTGTTAGTAAGTGTTTTACCAGCTTGCGATCCAGAAGCTGCTGCTGATAAGTTTGTTCCAGTTGTAGCTAAACGAACTGGATACTTGACATCAAGACCAGATTTTAGACCATCAACATATCCTTTAGTAGCAGCATCAGTAGATTGAGTTGGTGTGCCGACAGATGTTAGACGAGCACCACCATGGTCAACAGTACCAGTTCCAGTTGGAACCAAGTTAATGTTAGAGTTTGTGCCACCAGCAGTGATAGTAACTGCAGTAGTACCAGTAATAGAACCACCAAGTAGTGTTACTGCACCAGTAGAACCAACTGCGAAAATCGCTTGGCGAGTTGTATCTGTGTTGTTATATAAAGAAATACCATCACCAGAACCAACTGAAATACGACCAAGACCAGTAGTATAATCAATAACGATACCGTCAGAGTATGTTCCACCATATGTGCTAGTAGAAAGGAATCCATTTGATGCTACAATACTAGTAGCAGTAGCAGAACCCAATACTGGAGTTACTAGAGTTGGTGTATTGCTGAATACCAAGTTACCAGTACCAGTTGCACCAGTAGAAGTAACACCTTCAATTGTTGGGTGACCAGTAATTGTTGGAGCAGCAGAAAGAACAACAGTAGAACCAGTACCAGTATATGCGTTTACTTGGTTACCGTTAATCTTTAATACGTTACCAGTTGCAGCTGTATCAATTGTCTTGTTAGTAAATGTATCAGTTGTAGCTTTACCAACTAATGTATCAGTTGTAGCTGGTAGTGTTAAAGTACCAGAAGCAGTCGCAGAAGCTGCAAGAGATGTTTGACCAGAACCAGATCCGTTAAAATTAATAGCACCAGTAACAGTTGGTGTATTAGACAACATAACAACTGCACCAGAACCAGTGTAAGATGTTATTTGATTACCACTAATCTTTAATACGTTACCAGTACCAGCAGTATCAAAAGTCTTATTAGTAAATGTATCAGTAGTGGCACGACCAACTAATGTATCAGTTGATGTTGGTAGCGTTAATGTACCGCTGTTAACAATAGTACTGAAAGATGGAGAAGTTAATGCTGGGCTGTTAGCAAGAACAGCGGCACCAGTACCTGTTACAGTGTTATTACCAGTAAACTCTGCAATCCAAGTTTGAGCAGCAGTAGAAGCAACAGTAAATGTAGCTTGTGAACCACCTGGGATTGAGTTAATAGAACCACCAGCAGAAGTCTGAATTGCCAACGCACCAGTACTGTTGTTAGTAATAATAAACTCTTGACCAAGAGTTAATGTTGATGTATCAGGTAATTTAACAGTCTGAGTAGTTGTACCAGTAAAGAACTGATTAGCAGAACTAGATGCTGTTAAAGTGGTTGTTGTTCCACCAGTAGCAGTAGATGTATAACCACCAGCGCCGATAGAAGAAATTGTAACAGTTTGACCAGATACTGAAGTAGTAATACCATTACCACCAGCAATTGTCAATGTTTGTGTTAATAGAGCGATAGAACCAGTAGTACCACCACCAGCTGCTAAACTTAGAGTAGCAGCAGAAGGTTGCCAGCTAGAAGTTCCAGATCCGTTAGTAGTTAATACGTATCCGCTTGTACCAACAGCAGAAGGTAAAGTCCAGTTACCAGAAATTTGAACTAGACCAGTACCGTTTGGTGCAAGAATTAAGTTACCGTTTGTGTTGGTTGTGCTTAATGTATTGCCAGTTAATTTTGTGTTACCAACCAACCACTGATCAATAGTACCAGTTGCAGAAAGAACTGGAATTGACGATGCGTTAGTTGTTAATGTGCCAGCAGTAGAGGCATCGATTAAACCAGTATAGTATGTACCACCGATAACAGCATGGTTAGCAGCATTACCTGCAGTCTCTGTACCAGTACCGATGTAAAGTCTATTACCACCAGCACCGCTGTATGATGAGTAGGCTAATTCACCAGCAGCAAGGGTACTTGGATTACCGTTTACTGATGATCTTTTAATTCTTATTGTAGATGCCATCTTTTATTCTCCGATTAAAATTCGCCACCTTCCATATCCTGGGCGTCCAGGGTAGTAGAAGCTGTCCATTTACTTGTTGCTGTTTGGTATATTAAAATTGATCCTTGCGTAACGCCATTTGTAGTTGTATCAACGTTACCAACATTACTTAACGATTCAAGATAAATTGGATTGTTCAAATTCGATGATACTGTAGTTAGATTATCTTGTTGTACTGTTACGATTAGATTATTAGTTGCCATCAATAATCCTTACAATGATGGAACACCTGAAACGCCAACTTGGGTAATTTCAGGTGTAACTGTGACAATTCCTTCTACTACTCTGGTTCTTGCTCCAGTAGCAGAAGTAATTTCAACATCATATTGGTAACGTCCTGGCCACATTTGTGCTGAGACACCTCCAGCAAGTTGGAGGCGAATTTCACCGCTTGATGCACTATAAATTGTGGCAGTAAATGGATATGCTGTTTTTGAGAGATATGACTTTCTCATCTCTGATGCAACAGTATATCCAGTTAAATTTAATGGCTGGCCATTGCTTCCAGCAACAGTAATTATGTTGCTGTAATCGCTACCTGCATCAACAAAAAGGTTACTGATTGTCGCCATTCTTTAATCCCAAACATTATTCTTATACCTCTTTATTTATAAGATATGCAATTTAGTGGATTACCCGATATAAACATTCCTGTAATCTGACAAAAGGAAGATCCAATCTGGTTCTGTTATACCAAAATTGGAAATTTTCTTTGGTTTATTCTTCGCATATTCAATCTCACCAAATTTGTCGCTGAGGATTTCTCTCATCTGCCATCTATGTGTATTAGCATCACCCTTGACTTTTGTAAATGGATCTTTTGTGTTTACAGCCCATTCTTGAAATTCATTTGAATCAAAGAAACCATGTATTTTATCAGCACGATCTTTGTCAAGAAGGATTTTATGCTCGTATATTGCAGTATACCAATCTAAATTGAATATACAGTACCATCTTAAATCAGCAACTGTCTCAATTTTTCTTGCACTTGCTTTAATTGCAGGCATCAAAAACTGTATCAATTCTGGATCTATATGTTTTTCGTAAGATTCATAAATCGTTTCTGGAGTTCCAAGAGTATGGTGGAACAGAGCGTGATCTCCATTAGCGAACATATCATCTGTTGGTCCAAACAGTTGGTTTCCGCACATACCGCTTACGTAAATCGAGTCATCATTATATTTTAGATCGTTTCGTTTTCCTGCTGTTATCTCGTGTTTAAATTTATTTTTAATAACTCGATCAAACATATCACCAGATTCAATTATAGAATTATATGTTCCATAGACCTGGACTTGATCTTTGTCAGTAGCATATTCGCTTAACATAAACAAAATAAAGGTGCTGTCTAATCCACCTGACCACATAACCTTGATTGGTTTGTTTAACGACAATAATTCTTTAGATCTTTTTTCTGCAATTTCATAAAACGAACTATTGTAATTTGGGATAAATCCTGGCATTGGATGCAAACCTTCTGCCATATTTAAATAGTGTGGTATTTGCCCACTTCTATCATATACTGCGTTATGTTTATTCAGACCAAATTTCTCATACATGTTAAATAGTTCGTATGATCCATTCGGGCTTAGGAAATTAAATATTTTACGATGGTCATGTTTCGCTAAATTGGAAACATTTGATTTGTCGTAATATAATATTCGTTCTTTGCTTTGATCTATAAATTTTGAATTTTGTAGTTCTTTAAAAATGTTTTGATTCATAATAATCCTCAAAAATAAAAAGGGAGCCGAAGCTCCCTATATTTATACTATTAAAATTAATGTAGTTGAATTTTCTCAACTAGACCTGGAGTGAAGTAGTCAGCAAACTTAGCGTAAACTGGAGCAGTAACTTCTTTGAAACGTGCTTCTTGTTCAGCAGTCATCTTAACAACTTCAACACCCTCAGCTTCACATTGAGCCAAGATGTTTGGAATATCAGCAACAGACTCGCGACGTTCTTGACGAGCAGCATTAAATGCAGCAGTAGATAAGATCTCTTGAGTTTCAGCATCGAACTGATTAAAGAAGTCTTGGTTAACAATGATAGAAGTCAAGAACAAACTGTGCGCTGTATCGTTAACAACTTTGAAACTCTTGTGTTGATCCAATGGGAAAACACGAACATAAGTAGATTCACCAGCTTCAATCAAACCAGCATCAGCAGCTGCGTTCATTTCTTCTAAAGCGATGTGTTCTTTTGGTTCAGCACCAAGCAACTTGAAGGTTTCAACAGCAACTGGAGAACGGCTGGTACGAACAGTACGACCTTGCCATGCTTCTACAGTGTCAGCTTTGAAGTTAGCTGGAACAACACGGTAGCCACCAGAGTAAGTGAAAGACATAGCGTGGGTGTTAGAATGTGCAGCAACACCAGCCAATAGATCTAAACCAACCTGTCCTTCTAAAACTGCATCAGCATGAGCATGATCGCGGAATAAGAAAGGTAGATCTAGAGCATGCAGATCTTTGTTATAATCTGCTAACCAAGTTGTATAGATGTGGCTCATTTCAATTGCGCCAGTATCAACCAACTTCATTAGTGCATCTTTAGTAATCTTTTGACCACCATTGTATTTGTTTGTATAATCTGTTAAGGAAAGAACTTCGATGTCAAATGCACCATTAGTTTTTTCATTAACTTCCTGAGCAAATCTCTCTGCTACTTTCAAAAACAAACCGATTGGTTCGTGGGCAATAACCCATTTTACATGCTTAGTTGTCATTTTTGTTCCTCTTTAAGGTTAAAAACCCATGTCTCTTCTTGTTTATTTATGTCAATAATTCGTTTCATAACAGGTATCTTATTATTTATAAGATTTGCAAGAATTTCTTCTGTCATCAATTCATTATTTATAATCTGCTCTTTTGGGATAACTGTATCCCTGTAGCCATATTCTTTCGTATTTGAGTCGTAAAAGAAGTAATCTTTTATTGTATACAAATCCTCAAATCTTGGAAACTGGTTTATTTCTACTAAAAATCCATTTATAAAACTCATATTACACCGCCATAATTGGAATAATTTTTTTCGCTTTTCTGGTGTTTTCTGGCTTACCATTTACCCACCAGTACACATCTTTTCTGTCTTCTCTTAATGGACCATCGATATATCCAGGAATCCATCCACCTGTGGCTTCTTCAATTGCCAAAGTGAAAATAAGGATATTATCGCTAAATGCATTATTGCATGATGCTTCCCATAGATCCCCAGATAAAAACATACAAGCACCTTTACATATATGAACGACTGGGCATTTTGGACATTCTTCTCTGTCGCTCCAGTGAGTAGATGTTTTTAATTCAACAGCAGACAAATCAGATACATGTCCAATATGATGAGAAACACCAGCTGGATTAACAGAAACTGCACTTACGTTTTGGCATGTAAGAACATTTCCATTTAAATCAAGTGCGATATCATCGGATTTATCCATACCACATTTTTGTGGAACAGATTCAATTCTTGTTCCATTCATTAAAGATACTATAAAATCTTTGTATTTGTCTTCAATTATAGAAAACCTTTTAACTTTACCGAGTCGTATTTCGTTTAGGGCAAGGTTTCTATATTTAACATCTTCTTCGCCATCTAACAACGAGTTAGCAAGACCACCTTCATCATAAGCATCAACGAATCCACCTTCCCCTATGATTAAATAGTTTAGATACTCTTCGCCAATATTATCTTTAACAAAATTCACAAAATATTCTTCGATATCTGCGCGACTAATATTCTTAGAGTTTATCATAGAATTAAACGTCATTCTACCTTTTGGAGCCAGACGTTTGTATAAATCTATAATTCCTGCTTTAGATTGTGCATCAGTTAATGGATCTGGACCACGAACAAATTGACCTGGACCATCATGAGAAACTGAAACTCCAAATCCTAAATTTTCTAGCCATTCGTTTTTCTCAGAATCGAGTAAACTACCATTAGTAATAATTCCGAAAATCGCTTTTGGATATTTTACTCGCAGTGCTTCTGCCAGTGGTTTTAATGTTTTCCAATAAACTAGTGGCTCCCCACCCCAAAATTCAATTTTAGTTCCTGAACCAAGACCATCTTTTCCACCTTCGAACCAATTGTGCATATTATCAACAAATGGTTGAACGTCGTCTGGGTTTGTTTGATCAGCATGTGGGACGAATCTTTGATTGCAATAATCACATTCAAAATTGCATGAAAGACCCAACTGTATTTTTACAGTCTTTAGGTCTTTCTTTCCATGTTGGATTTTGGCTGGTTGTTGTACATCTTCTTGTACTTTAACATCTTGTAATACAGGAGTTCCGTTTTCCCAAATTAAGGTGCTAACGGAACTATCATATACTACTTTTCGAAGTTCATCTTTTTCAGGGTGTTTTACAGTTATAACAAATTTCGCCATATCATTCCAAGTTAATTAAATTAGATAGTTTGTGTGAACGTAGTTACGTTACTCCAATATTTATATCCGATTTTAATATTAACTTGATCGCCAGTAACTAAACCAGTAGTTGAGATGTTAAAAGATCCAGTTCCATTAGTTAATGTGACTACGTTTTTAGCAATAAATCCAACTTTAGAAATTAAATAAACTTCAGAAATGCTAGGATCAGTATTTACAGTTACTGTTATTAAACCATTTGATGTAGTAGATGTAGTTGTAATTGGAAATAACAAATCTTTTAGAATAGAAATGTCTTTTATATGAGAATTTTCATCAACTGCAGTTCCAGTTACAGTAATAGAATGTGTCCCCCATTTACTTGTGTCAATACTTGGATCTAAAGGACTATGTTGTACATTTGTTCCAGGTGCCACTGGTTTATATACAATAAAAATTAAATCTTGTAAAGTAGGATTATCTTTTGTTGAAAAAATTTTTATTATATGTGGGCTAGTAAAATGTTTGCGTTCAACTTTATCTGTAAGTGTATAATTAGAAAAATTTATAAAGTCAGAATCATTCACTTCTTCAGAAATAGGAGCTCCTGGCAGTTGCACACCAAAACTATTTGTTATATTTCCGTCTAAATTTATGTAATATTCTGGTTTTAAAACATATACAGTTTGAGAAGTAAATGTGCTCAACAAAGTAGGAGTAAATTCTAGAACAAACGTAAATGCAACTTTATTTTCTGTTGTGTTTGTAAATGTTACTCTAATTGTTGTTTGATCAGAAATATTTGGATAATCAAATTTATATTCAAAATTGACATTTTCTGAGACTGACTTATTGTCAACAATAGATCTTTGATTTATTGGTAGAAGTTCTTGGGCTGCTAAAAAACCAGCATCAAGAAAACTCTGTTCCCATTGCTTACTCACAAATCCATGACGTGCTAGTCTCTTTGCATCAACAAGAGAAGTTACATATTTTATTGACATTTTTGTTTACCTTTAGCAGTTACAATTTCTGCAGTTAATAAAGTGGTGATATGCATCTAAACCTTGTCCAGTATCAATATGCATATTATTATGACAATTAAATGCGTGGTGACCTCCAGGTTGGTGATTGTGGTTGTATGCACCAGCAGCGCTAGTCCAAGTAGAAGCTCGTTGCCCCATACCTTTGTTACCATGAGGAACCCATCCACCATAGTTACCTAAGTTGTTATGGAATTGAGATAAAGCTCCTGGCCAACCGCCACCAGAATTAGAAGCGTAACCAGCATTAGAAGCGTAGCCAGCAGAACCAGAAATATTAGTAACAGTTACTGAACCAGTTTGACCCTGAACAGCAGTAACAGGAACTGAAACAGTAACAGCTCCAGTTTGACCTTGTACGGAAGAAACATAAGAAGTAACAGCAAGGTTAATATTACCACCAGCGCCATTGGCATTAGTGATTGTAATACTACCATCTGAAGTAATTGTTCTTGCCGCTGCAGTACCAGTACCTGTAATAACTTGAATACCAGTACCTGTACCAGAAAGAGCCGCAAGGTTAGATGAATATGCCTGAACTTGAGAACCAATAGTTAATCCAAGGGTTGCTTGAGCAGCAGAAGAACTTGAAGATCCAATCAAACTTCTACCGTATGAAGGTAATGAAGTAGTAGAGGCAGTTCCTGAACCAGTAAAATATGCTAATGTATCAGCAGCAGAAGTTACGCCAGATAATGCATCTAAGTTTGCGCTCCATGCTTCTACGTTTGTTCCGATTGCTAGACCTAAGTTTGTTCTAGCAGAGGCAGCATTGGCTGCGCCAGTACCACCAGAAGTAATAGCAAGTGGAGTACCAAGGGTAATAGTACCACCAGTAATCGCAGCAGTACCAGCAAAAGTGCCATTAAAAGTAGTAGCGTTAATAGTTGTTGCAGTAAAAGCACCGTTACCATCACGAGCAACAATCGTATTATTTACCTGCGCACTTCCAGCAACCCTATTACCACCATTCCAAGTCATTGTATCTGCATTTAAACCAGAAGATTGGTTATATGCAGTTACAGAGTTTAATTTTGCAAGAACATCTGCTGCAGTATAAGTGCTTGCCAATAGTGAAGTTTGTACTGCATTGCTTAAATTTGTAAAGTTGGCATCAACTTCAGAGTTTAAAAGAGGGCTTCCCTTAGAGCCTCTTAAAACTAAAGTTGGTGCGCCTACTGTATATGTTGTCATTTGTTACCCTTAGTAGTGTTCAAAAGTTGATAAATCAACGATTTAATTTCGTGAAGATCATTCTTTATATTATTTATGTCTTCAGTATTCTTAGAAATCTGAAGATCCCTTTGTTCAACTATCTCCTTTTGGCGGAGGTAATTATCTAATTCTGTTCTATTTGTATTTATAATAGCTCCAGTAGAGGTGTCTCTTACGAGACCCTCATAACCCTGGACTTTTAAATATTTCGCATTATGCACAAGAAATTACTCTAAAATCTTTAACAAGTGGAACTAAAGAACTAGAAGAAGATGTCATTGATATTTTAACCAAAATTGTATCGTATGGAGCACCATTTGAAACAGTATAAGAAATATCATGGAAACTTGGGTCTCCAGCTTGCACATATGGGATGTTTGCGTCTGGAGTCATCAATACATAATCTTCAGTTTTTAATTGGTTAGAGTCACCTAAACAAGTCTTATAATATACCTGAGCAGCAGCACCAACAGGAATATTCGCAGAAATTAATACCTTAGTGTAAGTAGAAGCCGCAGCCAATTTAATTGGTTGAGTTACATACTTACTTATAACAGAACTTCCAGTAGGTCCAGTTTCATCAACGAATAATTGACGAAGAGAAACAGTTGCTGGTGAAGTAGACTCAGTAGTAAATGTGCCGTTTACTGTTAGAGTGCCAGTGCCAGTAGAAGTAGAAGCAAATAATCCTGGACTTGTATCAGTGTAACCAGTTACCATGACAGTAATATCGTTGGCGATATTAGTTGCATTAGTAATTGTAATATAACTTCCAGGAGTAATAGTTGCAAGAGCAGCACGAACCGCATAGTTAGTTGACGTAATGGTATTGCCAGTTAAAGTAAACGCACCAGTCGAACCACTAAATGCAGCAATAATATCAAGAGCAGCTAGATCAGTATTAGATTCAGTTGGTTGATTGATTGCATTAGATACGCAAATTAAACTTGCGCGAGTAGTATCAATAACAGGTGATACAGAATCAACAGTTGTGCTCATTGTAGCAGAGAATGTTAATGATTTATTACCACTCAAATTAGTAGTTTCGTTTACTTGAGAAGCAATCATCTGTGGAGCAAAATATGTATTATTGCTACCATTCAAACAAGGTGTAAACACGCTGTTAGTAATGTAAGGAGTTTCTCCACCATTTACTGATTTACCACTAGTAGTCTTAGCTGAGAAGTTAGTTGTACATTGTGGGAATGTTTGAATCTGAACAGTTGGATTGATAACATCGAACTGAATGTTCTTAGTTGCTCTCCAACCAGAACCACCCTGATACCCAGCAACAGTCGCTGTAGAACTTGTAGTAATAGTATAAGCATCATGCAAAACATTGGAAATAGTATGATTTCCAACAATTTGAGAAGCAGGAATACCATTAATTGGATTGATGTATACTGGTTGGTAACCAGTTAATGCTTCTGATGCGTTACCAGTTAATGTTAATGATGTATTACTTGCAATAGAAGCTACTTGACCAATTAGAGTCATGTTATCATCATATAGACAAGAACCAACAACCAATTGCGTAGTAAATGCAGTACCAGTACCAGTAACAGTTGCTGAAGTCGCAGATGTTGTGATTGTTCCAGTAATATCTTGATCTAATTGAGAAGCATCAATAGTAACTGTTGAACCAACTGGCATACCATGGTTATAATGCCAAACACGAACAGTATTAGATCCTACGTTAGTTTGGAATGGGTTCTTTTCTAAATTGTCATAAGGAACAACATCATTAGTAAATTCAACATTACCAACAACGCTTGTATTAAACACAGCACGATTGATAGTAAATTTAATATCGCGATTCTGATCAGGTGTCCAAGTTGATGCGTTCTGAGATAAGAACATAACACCAGCGTATGGTTGATCAGTAATAACAGTGTCAGTTCCTGGAATTATGTCACCAATATTTGATACCCAGACATTATATCCATTGGAATCAGATTTTAACACGAAACAATATTCAGTAGCATCCTGAACATAGACAGGAGTTGGGAATGTGAATCTCGTTGCAGTGTCAAAAGTTGGCCAAGAAGAACCATCTTTAATAATAACATCATTTGAAGAGATGTTAACTTGATCTGGATTTAATGTTACTTCAGAGAAAGGTAGAATTAAAGAACCAGGAGTTCCATTAACCATGTTACGTAATTGTAATGTAACAGGAACATTCTGATCTTTAGAAGCAAAGTAAATATCAATTGATGTTAAGAATGCTCCACCTGGAGAAGAAATATAGAACGATTCAGCAAGTGGGTCATACCAACCAGTATCTGATACAACTTTAGTTCCAGTTGAGTAGATGGTTTGATTTTGAGTAACTTGCTCAGAAACAACAGTTGCATTTTGTACAGCATTAATTGTTGTTTGTTCAGTCTGTAAAGTTCCAGAAGCAGTGTATGTTCCAGTTGCTTTAGTTGTAAATTGACCAGTAAATGTATTAGTATCTAACAAAGTAAATATACGAGAACCAGTACGGAAACTTAATGAAGAATTATTTGGAATATCAAACAGGAAGTTTAATTGACCAAGTTTATTAGTTACTAGATTTGTATTTGATGGGGTAGTAACAGAAACTACCGCACCAACTGCGTTAGAAATAGAACCAGTGATTGTTTCATTAGTTTGGAATGTTCCAATAACATTTGCTAATTCTAAGTGAAGGGCATTAGTTGTATAATCAGTATATTTGTTAATAATAACTGCAGTTGCGTTACTAATAGCACCTTTGATAACATCACCAGAATTTAAACAAACAGCTGGATCACCAGCTATTTGACGAGCAGCAACAGAACCTAATGCACCCGCATTAGTTGAGTCATCAAAAGAACCAGAGGCTAATGTGTAAACCATATTAGTAGATGGTGTGCAATATGCATCAACAGAGACACCATCAAAATATGGGTAAATTCTAGTTTGTGGTTTTAAACCAATAACCTGAACAAGAACATTTCTTGAGCGGATATAAGGAATAACAGCAGTAGAAACAATATTAGTGCCAACAGTTTGGTAATCAGTTGTGCTTTGAATGCTTGTTTGAATTCCAGTACTTACCTGATTTATCTGTGTGGCAGTTGTTTCATATGTAAGAGTACGTAAACTCCAGTTACCAGCTGAGTGCCAGTTACCACCAAGAGCATTTAAAGTAGCAGCTGATGAATTACTTTGATTTAATGTTACTAGTGATCCAGGTTGAACGACTGGTTGTCCAGTCCAAACAGTTTGCCATGCACCCCAAACTGTTCCCATACCATTCTCACCAACAACACCTGATTTTTGAGCAATTGCTAAAATCGTGTTATAGTTACCCATAACATTATTAACAATATCTGGCAACTTAGTTGTATCAAACCAGTCAT